GAGATGCGCGTGACCCGCAACGGCATGGGCCAGTTCCTCTGGCTGATGCTGGATATTCTGGATGGCCCGCACAAGGGCCGGAAGATCTTCGACCAGCTGAATCTGGTGAACCCGAACCCGACCACGGTCGAGATTGCACAGCGGACGCTGTCGGCGATCTGCCATGGGACGGGCAAGATGCAGGTCAGCGACAGCGAGGAACTGCACCTCATCCCGATGTCGATCCAGGTGACGGTGAAGCCGCCCAAGAACGGCTACGGGGAGAGCAATGCGATCCGCTACATGACGCCGGAACACGGCAGGGCTGCACCGCAAGCGGCGAAGAAAGCCCAGACCGGCGGGGACGCAGCAGCAGCCCCGGCCAAGATGGCCTCCGCTCCCTGGAACAAAAAGGGCTGATGATCCGCGCTGCTCCGCTCCCGTTTGCCGGGGCAGCGCCCAAACACATCTGAGGATACTTCCATGACTGACCTGACCAACGTGGCCCCTGTGGCCGTGATCAGCCCCGGCTTGCCTGAAGATCAGCTCCGGTTGATCGAACTCGACGACGATATCGCCAAGATCCGCACACAAATCGCTACCGCCGATCTGGCACGCCAGCGGGGGCAAAAACCCATCGATCCCGACTGGTTCCACCGGGCACGGACCGCGCTGCGCCACCTGTGCCGCGAACGGGCAGAACTGCTGGCGAAAGGAACCGGCCGCCGTCGTCGCGAGAAGCTGAAGGACGCCCTAATCGGCGTTTTGCGTGACCGGCATAACCCGGAGACCTGGGACGGCATTCTGGCCGAGGCCCAGGCCCGCAGCCAACGGGAGGGTTTGTGATGGCTGATCTTCCCGCACCGGCCACGCCAACACTGACAGCGATCTATGCGTCTTACGAGGCGCGGCAGGGCGATGGCTTCCGCGATCACCTTGGCGCGTCGATCATCGGCAAATCCTGCGCACGCGAGCTCTGGTATGATTTCCGCTGGGTGACGCCTTCACGCTATTCCGGCCGCCTGCTGCGTCTGTTCGAGACCGGCCAACTGGAAGAGGACCGTATGGTCCGCAACCTGCGCGCCACCGGTGCGACCGTGCTTGAGGTCGATCCGGACACTGGCCGCCAGTTCCGTGTCGAAGCCCATGGCGGCCACTTCGGCGGCTCGCTTGATGGCGTCGCCCTCGGGCTGCTTGAGGCACCGAAAACCTGGCACGTTCTGGAATTCAAGACACATTCAGCGAAGAGCTTTGCCGACTTGACTGCAAAAGGCGTGGTGCTGTCGAAGCCGCAACATGCGGCGCAGATGCAGATCTACATGCACCTGACCGGCATCACCCGCGCGCTCTACGTCGCAGTCTGCAAGGATACCGACGCGTTGCATATCGAACGGGTTGAGGCCGATCCAGCCATGGCCGAACGCCTGTTGGACAAGGCCGGTCGGGTCATATTCGCCCAGCATCCACCCGTGCGGATCAGCGAGGACCCGGCTTGGTTCGAATGCCGCTTCTGCGATCACCGTGCTGCTTGCCACGACGGTGGCGGTGCTGCCGTGACTTGCCGGTCATGCCTGCACGCGACGCCGATTGAAGGCGGGTGGCACTGCGCCCGGCACGACCGAATGCTTGCCCCGGCCGAACAGCGCGCCGCATGCGGCAAACATCTCTTCATCCCCGATCTCGTGCCGGGTGAGGTCATCGATGCGGGAGACGACATCGTCACCTACCGCATGGCCGATGGCTCCTCCTGGTCAAATGACGCCCGTACCACGGAGGCCGCGCCATGCTGACCCTGCGCCCATACCAAAACGCTGCGATCTCTTCGATCTACGGCTACTTCCAGACCAACACCGGCAATCCGCTGGTGGTCATTCCAACAGCTGGGGGCAAAAGCCTGGTCATGGCCGCCTTCATCGAAGGGGTGCTGAAGGCCTGGCCCGATCAGCGCATCCTGATCGTGACCCATGTGCGCGAGCTGATCGCGCAGAACCATGCCGAGATGATCGGCCTTTGGCCTGACGCGCCAGCGGGCATCTATTCGGCGGGTCTGGGCAAGCGCGAGGCGCAGGCCCGCATCTTGTTTGCAGGCATCCAGTCGATCCACCGCCGGGCCCGCGAAATCGGCCACACCGATCTGGTGCTGATCGACGAGGCCCATCTGATCCCGGGCAAATCGAGCACCATGTATCGGCGTTTTCTCGATGCGCTGAGCGCGATCAACCCGGCGCTGAAGGTAATCGGTCTCACGGCCACGCCGTTTCGGCTCGACAGCGGCATGCTGCATGAAGGCAAGAACGCGCTCTTTACGGACATCGCCTACGAAGCCCCGGTCCGCGACCTGATCGACGAGGGTTATCTGAGCCCGCTCGTCTCGAAGCAGCCCACAACCCGGCTCGATGTGTCGAAAGTCGGCACCCGTGCCGGGGACTTCATCGCACGCGATCTGGCAGCGGCGGTCGATCAGGAGGCAACCACCCGGGCGGCTGTCACCGAGATCATCGACTATGGCAAGGACCGCAAATCCTGGCTGGCCTTCTGTTCAGGCGTGGACCATGCGTGCCATGTCGCCGAGGAATTCGGACGTCAGGGCATCACCTGTCAGACGATCTTCGGGGACACCCCCAAGGACGAGCGCGACGCCATCATCGCCGCGTTCAAACGGGGCGAAATCCGCGCGTTGGCATCGATGGGCGTGCTGACCACCGGCTTCAACGCCCCAGCCGTCGATCTCATTGCGCTGCTGCGTCCAACGCAGTCGGCCGGGCTCTATGTCCAGATGGTCGGCCGGGGCACGCGCCTGGCACCGGGCAAGGAGAACTGCCTCGTTCTGGATTTTGCGGGCAATGTGCGGCGCCACGGGCCGATCGATCTCGTGCGCCCCAAACGGCCCGGGGAGAATGGCGGGGGTGAGGCACCCACGAAGGTTTGCCCCATGTGTGAGAGCATCGTGGCGCTCTCGGCCACTGAATGTCCGGACTGCGGATACCAATTCCCGGCCCGAGAGGTGAAGATCGCGCCGACGGCGGCCACTTTGCCGGTGCTCTCGCCCAAAGCACCGCAATGGCTGCAGGTGAGCGGCGTCTCCTACAGCCGTCACGACAAACGCGGCGGGCGGCCCTCGCTCAAGGTCACTTACAGCTGCGGTCTCTCCACCTATAGCGAATGGGTCTGCTTCGAGCATCAGGGATACGCGCGCCAGAAGGCCACGGACTGGTGGCGCAAGCGTGCACCCGGTCTGCCCGTTCCGCTCAGCGTCGACGAGGCCATTGCGCAGGCAAGCCGTCTCATGCGTCCAAGCGAAATCTCGGTCCGTCCGTCGGGCCGCTATTTTGAAATCTCCGGCTACAGGTTCGATCCATGCGCCAAACCCACCCCGGCCTCTGCGCCGTCTGCCACCGGGAACCTTGCGGCTTTGGCTGGTTCAACCCGGTCTTCCGCATCTCGGACCAGCGGCGGGACGCAAGCCGCAAGCACCTCTGCTCTCGCGCCTGCCAGGACATCTGCCATGGGAGGAAGGGCATGATCGACCCCACTCCGAACGAGAGCGAGGCCATGACCGTCGGCGGCCAACAAGGCGGCGAATACCTCGAGAGCATCGGCAAGTCCGATCTTGCGACACTGACCGAGACCGAATGGGACCGCTTCATCGACGCGGTCGTCACCGGATATTGCGACCACCTGCGAGAGCTTGCGGCCAAGGACCGCATGCGGCTCGACGGGATGACCCCGGAGGTGCCCTTCTGATGGCAGAGACATCCTACATGGCGCGTTTCGGCGCGCGGCTGGTCACCAACGGTTATGCCATTCTGCCGATCGGCCCGGGCACCAAGAAACCGGGGCGGTTCCAACGAGGGGCCTGGACCGATTATCCAGAATGGAACCGGCATGCAGAGCGCCCCACGACCGAGGTGGAGGTGACGACATGGTCGGCTTGGCCCGATTGCGGCATCGGGATCGTTGGCGGCGCAGTTGCTGCTGTCGACATTGATATCGTCGAGGATCCTGAATTGGCGCTCCAGATCGAGCAACTTGCGCGCGAACGGCTGGGCGATACGCCCGCCTTGCGCATTGGGCGCGCCCCGAAACGCATGCTGATCTATCGCACTGTCGCGCCATTCCGCGGCATCAAGCGCCACCCGCTGGAAGTGCTCTGCCTCGGCCAGCAGTTCCTGGCCTATGCCGAGCATCCGGACACGTGCGCCCCCTATGTCTGGCCCGAGGAAGGGTTGGCCGATCTCGACATCAGCGATTTGCCGGAAGTCACGGCCGATGCGGCAATTGCCTTCCTCGAAGAGGCCTATGCGTTGCTCCCCGAGGCGTTACGGCAGCGTGGGCTTTCGGTCGTGTCGCCTGCGGCGGAACACCTGCGCAGCCATAGCCAGGTCGGTACATTGCCTGCAATCCAGGCGGCGCTGGAATGGTTGCCCAACGTGGAACTCGACTATGACAGTTGGATGCGGATTGGTATGGCCCTGAAGGGCGCGCTCGGTGAAGCCGGTCATGAGCTGTTCGCAAATTGGTCAGCGCAGGCCGTGAAAGACGTACCCGCGGCCACCGCCAAGGCTTGGACGAGCTTCAAACCCGATCGCATCGGTGCAGGCACGATCTATCACCTCGCCATGGAGCGGGGCTGGCAACCTGACGCATCGCTGCGCCTTGATGGGTCTATGGCCTGCGATGGCAAGCATCCAGCTGCGGGGCTGCTGTCCAGGCTGGACGGTCAATCTGAAGAAGGCGTCGAAACCCCGGCCAGCCCGCCGTTCACGCTGGAGATGCCGGACGGGTTGGTGGGTGATCTGACGGATTACATGCTTTCGACGGCCCGGCGTCCGCAGCCGCTTTTGTCGCTCGGAGCGAGCCTCTGCGCGATCGGCGCTCTTATGGGGCGGCAATATAGAACCGAAAGCAACCTGCGCTCGAACCTCTATGTCGTGGGCATCGCCGACAGCGGATCGGGAAAAAACCACGCGCGCGAGATCATCAACGAGGTGTTTTTCGAGGCGGGGCTGGCCCATCATCTCGGCGGCAACAAGATCGCCTCCGGGGCGGGTCTACTGACCGCGCTGCACCGCCAGCCCGCGATCCTGTTCCAGATCGACGAATTCGGCATGTTCTTGGCGGCGGCAGCCGATCGACGGCGCAGTCCGCGCCATATCACCGAAATCCTCGACAACATGACCGAGCTCTACACCGCAGCGGGCGGGATCTTCCTCGGCGCTGAATATGCCAACCGTGATGGGTCGAACGAGCGGCGGGATATCGTCCAGCCCTGTCTTTGCGTCTATGGCACCACGACGCCCTTGCACTTCTGGGGCGCGCTGCAGGGGGCAAATGTGGTCGACGGATCGCTTGCGCGTTTTCTGATCCTGCCGAGCGACGAGGACTACCCGGACGAGAACATCGCGGTGGGCATCCGGCAGGCCCCGCCAGCGCTGATCCACGGATTGCAGGGCGTAGCCGTTGGGGGTGGCCACCAGAAGGGCAATCTTGCGGGCAGGACGGCCGATCAGAACACGACAGTAAATCCGACCATCGTGCCCATGACCGATGAAGCGAGGGCGCGTTTCAAAGCGCTGAGTGCCGAATTGACGGAGGAATTGCGGGCGGCAGCGGGGACGGCCTTCACCGCAATCCTGGCCCGCATCGGAGAGAACGCGTTGAAGTTGGCGCTGATTGTAGTGGTCGGGCGCGATCCAGCAAAACCCGAGATTGACCTCTCGGCGGCGGACTGGGCTATCGACTTCGTGCGCCACTATGCGCAGCGGACCATGGCGGCGGTGGAGCGCCATGTGGCCGACACGGAAACCGAGGCCCATTTGAAGCGGCTCAAGGAGATTATCCGCGCTGCAGGACCCAAGGGGATCACCAAGTCCGAAGTCACGCGAGCGTCGCAATGGTTGAAATCCCGCGACCGAAATGAGATTCTGGAAACGTTGATCGAAAGCGGGGACGTTACGACGGGCATGCGTGGGTCATCGACCAAGCAGGCCATGGTCTATAGATTGGCGCGGTCGGGTGGATGACGGGAGATCTTTCAAACTCGCTGAAGCTGATCTTGAAGTACGATCTGGGGTCAACGCCATGAGATAAAAGGGGAAATTGAAATCCTTCAAATCTTTCAATCTTTCAAGAGGACCCCTTATCCCTGTACGCGTGTGCGCGCGTTCAAAAAACTAAGAGAGAGGTACCTATTGAAATATTGAATAATTGAAAGATTATATATTATGTAAATAAGGCAAACACTTAGAGGCGGAAACCTTTCAAGAGACCCCCCTGAAGGTTTTGAAGGATCTGCCAGGCGACCCGGTCGCCTCGTACATGACGTGACCAGACCACCCTTCGGGGCCTGGCGAGACCGCAGCCTTCACCGGCCAGCCCTCTCGCCACGCTCGCCAAACCGAAGAGGAGGTCGTCATGACCCAATCACAAAACCCGCGCTGCATTCTGGCGCTCGATCTTGGAACCACGACGGGCTGGGCGCTCCGGACCTTCGACGGGCTGATCACCACCGGCACGGCGTCGTTCAAACCTGGACGCTACGATGGCGGTGGAATGCGCTATCTGCGCTTCACCAACTGGCTGACCGAGTTGGATCGGCTGTCGGGCCCTTGCGCGGCGATCTGGTTCGAGGAAGTCCGGCGTCATGCAGGGACTGATGCGGCCCATGTCTACGGGGGCCTGATGGCGTCACTGACCAGCTGGGCCGAACTCAGGGGCATTCCATATGAGGGCGTGCCGGTCGGCACCATCAAACGCCACGCGACCGGGAAGGGTAACGCGCCAAAGCAGGCGATGATCGACGCAGCGCGCGCCCGAGGGTTCAGCCCGGTCGACGACAATGAGGCGGACGCAATCGCCATCCTCCATTGGGCCATCGAGACCCGGGGAGGTGCGGCATGAGGTTCACCCCCAAAGGCTATGGCGGTCAGCGCCGTGACCCCGAGCAGGTCAAGCAGGAGGGCTGGCAAGAACTGGGCGTGCTGGCCGTCAGCATCGAAGATCACCGCTTGACCTGGCCCGAACGCGAACTGGTCGAACAACTGGGTACGAAGCTCTACGGGCCACGCCCTGCCGGGGAGGTGCGTCATGGCTGATCACATCTGGACTGCTGACGATGTCGCCGATCATTTCGAGGAAGCGTTCCGCACGCTCCGGAAGCTACCGCCGGTCAAGGCCCGTGGGTATTTCAACGCATGGCCGGACATCGTGCGGACCAGCCGCGAGATCGCAGCGATGGAACCGCAACCCATGCGCGTCTGGCCTTCGGCGGCGTCGATCACCAGGCTCGAGCAGACCTTCGACTGGGTGCTCTGGATCGAGGAGGCCGAGCGCAAGCTGATCTGGTCGCGGGCTGCGCGTGTGCCTTGGAAGCAGATCAGCGGTGAGTTGGGATGCGATCGTACAACTGCGTGGCGGAGGTGGCAGCTGGCGCTCACCAAGATTGCCTCGCGGCTGAATGCTTGAGCGACTCCAATGTGTTGCAACACTTTTGTGTTCGACACATGCAACATTTCCGTGCTATCCGTAGGGCATAATGGGGAGAGTGCGTTGGAAAACGGCTCTCCCCGTT